ATCCCGGACATCCGCGACTGGGATGGATCGATGGAAGACGCGATGAACTCGTACGTGGACCTGCGCCGCAGCGAGGGCAGGCGTCCGTTCATTGACGGCCCCCATTTTGAGCTGGCCTGACCGAGGGTCGAAGTAATGGCGAAGTCTCCAGCGTGGCAGCGAAAAGAGGGAAAGGACCCGTCTGGCGGCCTCAACGCCAAGGGAAGGGCTTCCGCCAAAAAGCAAGGCATGAACCTCAAACCACCCGCGCCGAACCCAAAGAACAAGAAGGACGCCGGCCGGAAAAAGAGTTTCTGTGCCAGGATGGGTGGAATGCCCGGTCCGATGAAGGATGACAAGGGAAAGCCGACACGTAAGGCGCTATCGTTGAAGAAGTGGAACTGCTGATGGGAAGCGTACAACTCACGCATGAAGAGCTCGAAGCGATGCTGGACCGTGCTGCCAAGCGAGGTGCGAGGGCCGCGTTGCGAGAGCTTGGTCTCCACGACGAGAACGCCCCGCGGGATCTTGACGAGCTGCGCGGACTGCTGTCTGCTTGGCGGGATACTCGAAGCACAATGTGGCAGACGGTGGTCAAGATTGTAACGACCGGCACGTTGATGTTTATTGCCGCTGCGATCTGGATGTCGTTCAAAGACAAGGTGGGACAGTAAGATGAATCGTGCTAATATGGCCAAGCAAATCACGGAGGTTCCGATGGCTGGATGTAAACCCAAGGGTATGAAGATGGGCGGCAAAGTTATGGCCGGCTACAAAAAGGGCGGCAAGGTCAAGATGGCCAAGGGCGGCAGCGTCGACCAGTCGATGTGCAGCCCCCGCAAGCAGATGGCAATGGGGAAGATGAAGTAATGGCTAAACCTCCTGGTCTATACGCCAACATCGCGGCCAAGAAGAAGCGCATTGCTTCTGGCTCCAAAGAAAAGATGAGGAAGCCCGGCTCCAAGGGCGCGCCTACGGATAAGGCGTTCCGCGAGTCGGCCAAAACGGCGAAGAAGAAATGACCACCTCAGGTACGAGAACCTTCAACCTCGATGTCGCAGAAGTCATCGAGGAAGCTTACGAGCGTTGCGGCTTAGAAGTCCGCACAGGCTACGACGCCAAGACGGCTCGGAGGTCTCTCAACCTGATGTTTGCCGACTGGGCAAACCGTGGCCTGAATCTTTGGACGGTAGGCCAGGGGACGACAACCCTGGTGCAAGGCACGTCGACCTACACTCTGGCTGCGGATGTCGTCGACATTCTCGAGATGGTTCTGCGCCGTGATAGTACTGACTACGAGGTCGAGCGGATCAGCCGCGGGGATTACCTCACTTTCCCGAACAAGACTGACCAGGGCCGCCCGTCGCAGTTCTATTTGAACCGCCAGATCGAGCCTGTCATCACGCTGTGGCAGACGCCAGAGAACTCGACCGACCAGCTGATCTACTACTACGTCCAGCGGATCGAGGACGCAGGCACTCTGGTCAACACAGCCGACCTGCCGTTCCGCTTCTTGCCCTGCATGGTTGCAGGGCTGGCCTATTATCTGGCCATGAAGCGTGCGCCGGAGCGGCTGCAGTTCCTCAAGGCTGTGTACGAAGAAGAGTTCCAGCGCGCGGCCGAGGAAGACGAGGACCGCGTTTCGCTCAAGCTCCAGCCCAGCGCTCGGTACATGAGGACCTGATGGCTTTTGCATCGGACAAAAACGCCTTTGGTATCTCGGATCGCTCCGGGTTCCGCTACCGTCTTCGGGACATGAAGAAGGAGTGGACGGGCGCGCTTGTCGGAAAAGACGAGTTCGAGCCCAAGCACCCGCAACTGTACCCGCCCCGAGTTGGGCCGGATCCCCAAGCGCTTCGCAACCCTCGTCCAGACCAAGCCGAGGCGCTGCAGGTCTACGTCGCTGTGCCGACGGTTGAGGATCCCAGTCTGCAACGGCCGCGCATGCTCGGCGCTGCAGGCCAAGTTACGGTGGTGACGACATGAGTTTTACATACGCGCAGTTGAAGCAGGCAATTCTGGACTACACGGAGAACGACGAGACATCGTTCGTCAACAACCTGCCGTTGTTTATCCGTCAGGCCGAGGAGCGCATTCTCAAGAACGTGCAGCTCAGCCTGTTCCGCAAGAACGTGCAGGCCACGGCCACGATCAGTAACCCGTATCTGGCGGTCCCCTCGGACTACTTGGCTGCTTTCTCGCTCAGTATGCGCGGGGACGACGGCGATCGGTTCTTCCTTGAGTTCAAGGATCCGAGCTTTCTGCAGAGCTACACGCCTGACGATACGACGGTCGGCGCGCCTCGGTACTACGCTGTCTTTGACGTCAGCAACTTCTTGCTGGCCCCGACCCCTGATGTGGCGTACACGGCAGAGCTCCACTACTTCTACCGCCCGGCCAGCTTGACCGCGGGCGCCGAGGGCGGGACTACGTGGCTCAGCGAAAACGCAGAGATGGCGATGCTCTACGGCGCACTGATCGAGGCCTACATCTACATGAAGGGTGAGCAGGACGTCATGGCGTCCTACAACGCACGCTTCCAAGAGGCCCTGGTCGGTATCAAGATGCTGGGCGAGGCCAAAGAGACGACGGACGAGTACCGCAAGGGCAAAGTCATTAGGGATAAGACCTGATGTTTGAGTTTAAGCTCGATGTCCTCAAGGACCAGCCCATAGTGGGTGTCCGGACCACCAAGAACCGCGGCTTTACGCCGGAGGAGCTTGCTGCTCAGTGCATGGAGAAGGTCATCTCTGTTTCGGAAACGGCCCCTCCGGCCCTCCGGGATCAGGCGCGCGCCTTCTCTAACGACATCGAGAGGCTTGTGGCGTATTATATGCGACAAGCTATTCGCAGCGACCGAACAACAGTGTATAATGCGCTGACAGACGCAGGCCATCCTGACTTGGCCGAACTCATAAGGAGACTTTGACATGGCTTTTATAGGCAACTTTCTTTGCACATCCTTCAAGCAGGAAATCCTGCAAGCTGTGCACAACTTTACGACCTCGACGGGGGACACCTTTAAGCTGGCGCTGTATGACAACAGTGCTTCGTTTACGGCTGCGACCACGGCCTACACGGTCACGAACGAGGTCGGCAACTCCGGCTCCTACACTGCTGGCGGCGGTGCGTTGACCAACGTCACGCCCACGACGAGCGGCACCACGGCGTTCACGGATTTCGATGACCTGACCTTCACCTCGGCCACGATCACGGCGCGCGGCGCGTTGATTTACAACGACACCGCTGCTGGCGATCCAACCGTTGCTGTGCTGGACTTTGGTGCCGACAAAACGTCGACCGCCGGTGACTTCCAGATTGTCTTCCCTACCGCGGATGCTTCGACGGCGATCATTCGCATAGCTTGAAGCACGCGGGGTGATCGGCCATGGCAAACATAACGGGCTGGAGCCGCGGCACATGGTCTGAGGGCGCGTGGAGCGAGGCCGTACCGGTAACGGTTACGGGCCTTTCTGCCACGGCCTCTCCGGGAACGCTTTCTGTTATTGGTGACTCGACACTCGCTGTAACGGGTCTTTCCGCCACGGCTGCCTCTGAGGGCGTCACAGTCCAGATCAATGCTGCCCCAGAACTTGTTGGTCTGGCGGCGGCTGGTGGCGTTGGCACGGTTGTTGCAACGGGCACGGCTATTGTTACGGTAACGGGGGTGGATGCCACTACGGCTGTTGGCACGGCTACGGCCGCTGCAGGGGCAGGCGCAGTTGTCACGGGGGTTGCGGCCACCGGCGGGGTCGGCGAGGTCACTTTCCGGGCGCTGGTCGCTGCTGTCGTCACCGGTGTCGAAGGTACGATGTCCGTTGAGGGCGTTACGATTGGCGAGGGCGCCGGTGTAAGCACAACGCTTACAGGCGTCGAGGGCACCGGTGCGGTGGACACGGGCATCGCGACAGGCTCCACCGCTCCAATCCTCACGGGTCTGGCAGCGACCGGGGACGTCGGCACTGTTACAGCCACGGGCATCGCTGTTGTTTCGGTGACGGGTGTGGCGGCCGAAGGCTTGGTGAGCTCGATCCGGCAGGACGCCTTGGTCTTCTTTGAGGGCTGGGGCCGCGGCACATGGGGTCAGGGCGCATGGAGCCAGCCGGTTACGCTGCCGCTCGAGGCTATTGGTCAGGTCGGCGAGGTCACAACGCAGGTCAACCAGCGCATTCCGGTCAATGGTTTTGCGATGACGGGGGCCGTTGGTTCTGTGGCCGTCACGGGCGGCACGGGGATTGACGTTCTGGTCACAGGGGTTTCCGCGCGAGGGCTCATTAGTCCTCGGGGCGTTCTGGTCTGGGGACGCATTGTGCCTGATCCTGACACGGACTGGACTCCTATTGCGCCAACTCCCACAACAGTCTATACTGAGATTCAACCGTGACCCGGATATAAGGGCGACCTATGGCTAGTACATATACCGTAAATACCGGCATCGAGCTCATCACCAATGGTGAGCAGTCGGGGACGTGGGGTGATACCACCAACACGAATCTTGAGATCATCGACCGCCTGACGAATGGCGTTGGTGACATCACGATTACCGGCACGACGCACACGCTGACTACTTCGGACGGCGCGCTGTCTGACGGCCAGTACAAGGTTCTGGTATTTGGCGGCACGCCCAGCGGCACCAACACGGTGACGATCTCGCCCAACGATCAGGAGAAGTTGTACTTCATCGTCAACAACTCCGGCGAGAGCATCATCCTGACCCAAGGTTCGGGGACCACGGTTACGGTCGCCACCGGCGCGACGGACATCGTCTACGCGGACGGCGGCGGTGCAGGCGCGAATGTGGCCAGTTTAGGTGCGGACTTGTCGGGCTTTTTGTCCGCGTCAAACAACCTGTCCGATCTTGCGAGTGCGGCCACCGCGCTTGTGAATCTTGGCGTCACTGCCACCGCTGCCGAGTTGAACATCCTCGACGGCGTCACTGCGACAGCTGCGGAAGTCAACTACCTTGACATCACGCTGCTCGGCACGTCCGAGGCCAGCAAGGTCGTCACGGCTGATGCAAACGGCGTCGTGATCTTCGACGCCGGTGTGGTCGAAGACGAAACTGCAATCACCTCAACCAGCAACGCAGCGACGATCAACTGCCGCGATGGCAACGTGTTTACCCATGAGTTAACTGAGAACGTAACCTACACATTCAGCAACCCGCCTGCCTCTGGGCGCGCCTTTGGCTTCACGCTCAAGATCGTCCAAGACAGCACAGCCCGCACGATCACATGGCCTGCATCGGTTGACTGGGCTGGGGGTGAAGCGCCTGATGCTCCTGCAAGCAATGAGGTAAACATTTACGCCTTTATTACCCATGATGGCGGCACGACTTGGTATGGCTTCTTGGCTGGGGCGGCGCTGGCATGAGTATCACTCAAATTATGATGCAAGCTGCGGCTAATACTGGTGAGCCTGGTCCAACCGAAATTGGTCAGGCATTTGGTGGTGGTTTCTATGCTGGTAATATTGTTGAGGGGGGGACTGAATATTATATTATTGTCGCACCTAAGTCTTCTGGTGAGAACTCAAGTAAACTATTTAAGGATAGATTTTCTGCCGCACCTTCAGCTACTCAAACACTAAACAACGGCCCTGCTGCATCCTCCTCTATGAACTCTGGAACCTACCCAGCGGCACAGTTTTGTGAGGCGCTAACCATTGGTGGCTTTACTGACTGGTATCTTCCTGCCAGAGATGAACTAGAGCTTTGCTATCGTAACCTTAAGCCCAATACCACAGCTAACAGCCCGTCAGCTAGAAACAAGTCTACTATTACATACCCAGAAGGGGACGATCTGCCGGGTGACACAATGGGTGTTAATCGCAACAGTAACCCGACAGGTGCTGCTTATACTTCTGGGACACCTAGTCAAACTTCCGTAACAGCTTTCATAACGGGAGGTACAGAAGCCTTTACTTCCACAAACCGCTACTGGTCTTCTTCAGAGTTTTCTGTCACGGGCGCTTGGTACCAGAGCTTCAGTGACGGCAAGCAGAACTACCGCGATAAGGACTATGGAGACAATGTTCGTGCCGTCAGGCGAGTCCCTGTATAACTTGAATTTATCTAAAACAGCCACGAACAGATCGGAGACACACAATGTTCGTCAAAACTACAAATGACCAGATTGACCAATACCCTTACACGGTCGGTGATCTTCGTCGTGACAACCCAAACACTAGCTTTCCCAAGCGTGTATCTGACGAGATGTTAGCAGATTGGGGTGTTTACCCTGTTGCTAAGGCTGACAGGCCCAACGTAGGTCACACACAGAACCTCACAGAAGGCCAACCAGCCCTTGTAGACGGTCAATGGCAGCAGACATGGGTCATCACCGATGCTACGCCAGAGGAAGTATCTCAGCGGGCAGAGCAGCAGGCTAACGATATCCGTAATACCCGCAACCAACTGCTGTCTGACAGTGACTGGACTCAGATTGGGGATGCCCCTGTTAACGCTACAGCATGGGCTACCTATCGTCAGGCTTTGCGCGACATCACGGATCATGCTAACTTCCCTTATCTGGGCGAGGATGATTGGCCCGTTGAACCCGCATAAGGGGAATAACATGCCACTGACAAAACTCCAGTTCCGCCCCGGTATTAACCGAGAGATCACTTCGTATAGCAACGAGGGTGGATGGTTCGACGGCGACAAGATTCGCTTCCGGTTTGGATACCCTGAGAAGATCGGCGGCTGGGCCCGCCTTGGGAACAGCACGTTCCTCGGGTCGTGCCGCGCGCTGCACATCTGGCGGACCTTGGGCCTTGAGACCTATCTCGGCGTGGGCACGCACCTGAAGTACTACATAGAGTATGGTCAGGGGTATTATGACGTCACGCCCATCCGCCGTACGGCGACGGCCGGAGCCGTTACGTTTGCTGTGGTCAACGGCTCTTCTGTGCTGACTGTGTCGGACCCGACGCACGGCGCTGTGGCCGGGGACTTTGTGACATACACCGATGCGGTTAGCCTTGGTGGCGCCATCACCGCTGACGTTCTGAACCAAGAGTATCAGATCGCCTCGGTCGTCGACTCGTCGACCTACACTATTCTGGCGCGGGCCGTGGCCTCGCTGTCGCAGATCACGATCAACGGAGAGTACACCCCCACGCTTGTGGCGGCCAATGCTTCCGACACCAGCGACGGCGGCGCGGGCGTGATCGGCGCGTATCAAATCAACATCGGTCTCGACACATCTGTGTTTGGCACCGGCTGGGGCGCAGGCCCGTGGAGCCGCGGCGCGTGGGGCAGTGCCGCCACGATTGATCTCATTAAAGACACTTTGCGGCTGTGGAACCACGACAACTTTGGCGAAGACCTGCTGCTCAACATCGTGAACGGCGGAATCTACCTTTGGGATTCCTCTGCGGGGCTGAGCAACAACCGAGCGGTGGCGATCAGCGATCTATCTGGAGCAATCTCTGCCCCTACCGTGGCAACGCAGATCATGGTGTCCGACATCGACCGGCACGTAATCGCCTTCGGGTGCGATCCATTCACAGACGTCGGTGTGCAAGACCCCCTGCTCATTCGCTTCTCGGATCAGGAGTCCGTGGTGGACTGGCTGCCGACCGCGACCAACACAGCGGGCGACTTGCGCCTCGGCTCTGGGTCCAAGATCATCCGTGCCGTCGAGACCCGACAGCAGACGATCATCTTCACAGACGTCTCTTTGTACGCCATGCAGTTTATTGGCCCCCCGTTCACGTTCGGCCTGTCAAAGGTTTCAGAGAACATCACCATCCAGAGCCCGAACGCGGTTGTAGCCGTGGACGACAGAATCTTCTGGATGGGCCGGAACGAGTTCTACGTCTACGAGGGCACGGTCAACCGCCTGCCCTGCTCTGTGCGGGACCTTGTGTTCAACGACATGAACTTCGATCAGGTGGAGAAGATTTTTGCAGCCGCCAACACGGCGAACAGCGAAATCTGGTGGTTCTACCCGTCGGCGAACAGTGTAGAAAACGACCGCTACGTCGTGTTCAATTACCTTGAGAACCTGTGGTACTACGGATCGTTGGAGCGCACAGCTTGGCTGGACCGAGGCATCGAGCAGCGGCCTATTGCGGCGAGCACGGACTACCGTTTGTACAACCACGAGATTGGTTTCGACGACGGCAGCACTGTCCCCGCGTCACCAATAGACGCCTTTGTGCAGTCCAGCCCGCTCGATATGGGCGACGGCGAGCAGTTCGTCTTCATGCGCCGGATGATCCCCGATGTGGACTTCCGCAACTCCTCGACCGCAGATCCGTCTATCGACGTGACCACGCGCGTGCGGAATTTTACCAACGGCAACTACCTGCGGACCACGACAAGCACCGTTGACGAGAACACCGAGCAAATCCACTTGAGACTGCGCGGCAGACAGTTTAGCGTTCGCATCGCCTCCGACGGTTCCGGTGTGGGCTGGCGCCTTGGCAGCATGCGGTACGACCTGCGGCCTGACGGGAGACGCTGATGAGCCGTAACCTTATTCTTCCGTTCTTTGCTGTTCCTCCACGGGAATACGACCAGCAGTACTTCGCGAATCTGACGCGGAGCTTTGCAACGTATATGGAGCAGCAACAGAACCCAGGCCTGGAGCGAGCGACCAACATCACTCTGACAGACCTGAAAACGACAGACTTCGGGCTGGAACCAGGAACGTTGTTTCAACAGAACGGATTTGTTAAGGTGGCTCTAGCAAACGCGCCGCATCCGAGTGGCGTAGGCACCACCGCTGGGGTGGGCGCCGTGACAGTGGTGATAACATGACAATTATAGAGCTGCCCAACGGCACACGCTGGAAACCTTCCACAAGTTCTGATACTGTGCACTGCAAAGACTGCGGCAACGCAGTCGACACGCCAGAAGAAGTTCTCAGCTACCCCCATGGCAAGTGCCCCGACTGCGGCACCGAGTGGACAGGAAGCGAGCGGCGCAGCACGAGCATCACGGTTACCGCTCCCGCGGCAGTTAAAGGAATTGCGTAATGGGCCTTCTTTCAGCAATTGGTGGTATGATCGGACTAGCGGTCGGCGGGCCTGTCGGCGCGGCCCTCGGTTCTGGTATCGGCAGCTTAGCTGGCGGCGGTGACTTCAAGGACGCCTTGAAAAGCGGTATTCTTGGTTACGGCATCGGCTCAATCCCGGGCGCTGCGGGCTTTGCGAAAGCGGGCACAGGCGCCCTGGGATTGAGCGGTTTGATGGGCGGCGCAGGCGGCGCAGCGGCAGCTAACCCCTTGACCGGTTTGTTCGGCGGCGCAGGAGCAGCAGCCACGGGCGCTGGTGCTGCAACCGGCGCTGCGGGCGCGGGCGCAGCCGGTGTGGCGGGCGCCGGCGCAGGAGCCGCGGCTCAGGGCGGCCTCGGTCCTTTCCTCACCGGCATGGCTCAAAACCCGCTTGTTATGGCATCTCTTATGGAAGCCTTCCAGCCGCGCGGCTCGATGATGACGCCGCTCCAGCAGCAGCAGATGGCTACAGGTGAGCGCCTGCCCAACTACCGCGGCACGGCAGCGCCAGACTTCCGCTATGGCGGCAACAACCCGAGCTTTGCCATGGGCGGCTACATCGAAGGCCCCGGCACTGGGACCAGCGATTCGATCCCAGCCAAGATTTACCAGAACGGAGGCCCTGTCCAAGAAGCGATGCTCTCGGACGGTGAGTTCGTCATGACGGCGGACGCGGTCCGCGGGGCTGGCGGCGGTGACCGCGGCAAAGGTGCTGCGAAAATGTACGAGATGATGAACCGTCTCGAGCGGAGGGCATAATGGCCGAACCAGACCAGACAGTTCTTCAGCAGTCGCAGCAGCTTCTGCCGGAATACCAGGAGCGGTTCCTAAAGGACCTGCTGGCCAACGTTTACCAGACAGACCCGGAGACAGGCCAGGTCAGCGGTATCGCCGCTATGTCTCCGCTCTACGGCCAGCCCATGATGGACGAGCAGGGCAACCCGCTCTTCAAAACCCTGGAGGGCGGCTTTACCTCCGACCCGACTCAGGCGCAGACCGACCAGTTTGGCGTGCCCATCGAGGCCGTGCAGGGCGGTGTTCCGCGGCCCGACATCATGCAGTTCACGCCTGCTCAGCAACGGGCGGTAGAGCTTGGTGCGCAGGGTATCGGTCTCTACGAGCCGATGATGGAGCAGGCAGAAAGCACGCTTGGCGCTGGCCTCGGTGCTTTCCAACAGGGTGTCGGCGGTGTCGGCGGCACGACCGGGGCTTTTGACCCGCAGTCGTATCAGCAGTTCTACGATCCCTTTGTTGAAAACGTCATCCGGTCCACTGAGTCTGACATCCAGCGGCAGGCCGACATCGAGCGCCAGCGCATCGGCGGCGCGGCCGTACAGTCTGGCGCATTTGGCGGCTCGCGGCAGGCGGTTGCCGAGCAAGAGTTGCAGCGCAACGCGGCGCAGCAGATGGCGGATACCTCCGCACGTCTGCGTTCGGCCGCCTTTACCGGCGCGCAGCAGCAGGCGCAGGGTGCATTTGAGAACCAGATGGCGCGCGGCCAGACCGCAGCGCAGATCTTTGGCCAGCTTGGTCAGGGCATCGGCCAGCTTGGCGTTCAGCAGGGTGCATTGGGCGAGGCAGCGCAGGGCGCAGCGCAGCGGGACGTCAACGCGCTGTTCAATGTGGGCGCCCTCGAGCAGGCACAACGTCAGGCTGAGTACGACGTGCAGCGGTCCGGCGCGATTGAGGAGGCCTATGAACCCTTCCAGCGCTTCAGCTACATGTCCGACATTTTCCGCGGAGTGCCGTCGACAGGCCAGACGCTGGCGTCGACCAGCGTTCCTCGGCCGAACCCAGTCGCCTCTATCTTTGGCACTGCGCAGGCACTAAGCTCAATGCCGGGCGGTATGACAGGAATCCTGGGCGGAATGACTCGGGGTGGTGGAGGCTGATATGGAAAACGTAAACAATCGCTCGCTCTTCCGGAACCGTTCTGGGGCCGCTCGTGACAAGGTCCGCCAGATGGGCATGGTCCGAGAGCCGCAGGGTATCTTGTCCTCGTTCCCAGAGCTGATGAACGCTGCAGGGCGTAACCGCCCTCAGAACGGTATGATGCAGCAACCTATGATGCAGCCGCAGATGATGCAGCAACAGCCCCCTGCCCGTTTCGAAGATGGCGGCCCAGTGGCCCCTTCGTTCATGGAGCGGGTCGGGCAGAATGCTATGCTTGCCGGAGGCGTGGGTTTGCGCGGCGGTCTGGGTCTTGACTTTAGAGATCCTGCATCGATGCCACCACAGCAATTTGACATCGCTGCCACGCCCACACCCCGCGAGCAGGTTGAAGTCCCTGACATTTCTACAATGATCAAGGAAAACATTGGCGACAACCCAGAAGCGCAAGAGAAGCTGGCGGAGCTCGAGGGCGCGCTGGACAACCCAGATGCCACTCCCGAGGACCGTAAAACCGCCCTCACCGATGCTTTCGGCGCTCCGGACACGAAGGACGGGCTGCGCGATGTTGTGACCAAGGTTACCGGGCGGGAGCCGTCTGCGTCGGCAACCGTTGACGAGTTGAACAACGCAATCAGCGGCGTCGCTCTTGGGGGCGCGATCGGCGGCCCTCGGTCCGCGGCTGCCCGCATCTCTGAGGCGCTGCTCCTGGGTCTGCAGGCAAAGCGGGAAACTGCCATTGAGCGTGAGCGCTTTGGTCAAGAGCTTGCCATTGCTGGAGCAAAAGCAAAACCAAAAGAGGTCAAAGGCTTTTTGGAGACGCCTCGCGGGGAAGCTGCGCTGGAGATGTACAACGAGTTCCTAAGCCAAGAGTTTAGTCCCGAGCAAGCCTACGCCCGCATAAATGAGGTCACTCCGGGGTTGGGTTCTGAGCTTAACGCGGCTATGTCTGGGGCCGCGGCCAAGCCCCTGACTGATGTGCAAGAAAACGATCAAGGTGTGCGTATTGGCTGGGACGGTTCACAATGGGTTGATGAAGCGACACGCCAGCCTTACCAGCAGTAATAGGAGGCACACATGGCCGACGAAAACATCCCGGCACCGCCTCCAGGTTTCCGCCCGGTCCAAGCGCCAAGCGCCGCAGCGCCGCCTCCAGGTTTCCGCCCAGTCGGGGATACTCCCGGAGCGGCGGCACCGGCACCGGGGGAAAGCGATTCTTTTCTGACGCGGACCGCGGACCGCGTTGCGGGGGCCGTGGACGTTGCAACCGATATCGGCGAGGGCATCCTCTCCGGCGGCGTAAGCTTTGCGCAAGGCCTCGCGGAGCTCCCTGCCATCGGCTTTGATTTCGCGTTTGACACCAACACAGCGCGCGGTGTCTCGGATCTTTTTAAGCCTATCCAAGCGGCTGCGCAGCCAGAAGGTACTGCTGGGCGCGTCGCAGCAGACATCACAGCTTTTGGCGCCACCTTCCTCCCCTTCGCCGGGTGGCTGAGTCGCGCAGCGCAAGGCGCACGCGCGTTAAAGGCAGGCCAAGCAACGCGGGGCACGATCGCGGGCACAGGTCCCCTAAGCAGCTTCATGCGCAGCGCCGACGCGTTCGGCCGCAGTGCTACTGGGCAGCGCCTGCTCTCTACCCGGCTAGGACAATATGGCACCACGGCCCTCGCAACTGGGGCCTTCGCCTCTTTGGTAAGCCCCGACGGGCGCGCGACGCTGTCCGACTCGTTTGATGTCCTCCCCGATTTCCTGAAGACGGAGGACAACTCCGGCCTGCAGGGCCGCGAAGAGGCTCTCCGCCTGGTCCGCAACCGTCTGCGCCAAGGGGCGGAAGATGCCGCCCTGTCTGGGGTCATCGACACCACGCTCGGCGCCTTTGGTGCAGGTGCGAGGCAGGTTGCCCGGGTGCCGCAGGTTGCGGCGGCCGCCAACGCCTTCAGCGACGGCTTGGCGAGATCAGGGGACACGCTTACACGGAAGTTCCCCAAGTCTGTGGCCGTTGCGAAAGAGTACTTTACGCCCAGCGGTGGGGCGAACCGCCTGCTCTACGAAGAGGCAGAGGACGCAAAGGCCGTTATCCGGGGAGCAGAGCAGAAAGCTTCGAATGCCGCTCAGGACTACACCACAGCCTTGGCCGAGGTCATGAAGGCCGCCGACATGCCGACCAAAAACCGGCTGGCAAGTAAGCAGTTCCAGGGCGAGGTGACGCGCTATCTTGAAGGCGCATCTGACACGCTGCCAAGCATCACCGACGAAGCCTTACGCAAGAAGCTCACTGGATCGCTGGATCGGATGATCGGCGTCAACAACAACCTGATCGACGATCTGATGTTTCAGATGGAGTCGGTAGCCAAGAACCCCGCCCTTGAGGGCGAGATGAAGCAGCGCCTGGCGCAAGAGGCTTTTGATGTCCTGAAGCAGACACGCAACGCGCAAGGTACGCACCTGCGCCGCGTGTTCGAGCAGTACACCAACCCCGTCAACTTCTACAAGAACCTCGACGTCATCGGTCCGCAGGCCAAAGCGGCTGTACAAGAGGTGGCGCAAAACATCGCCTCAATGGAGGGGCGCGACGTATTGGACGAGGCCGTTCAACAACGGGCCAAGAGCGTTTTCTTCCGGTTCTTAGGCCTTGGAGACCTTGCCACGACCAAAAACGTGCCTGAAGCGCAGCTTGTCACAGAAGCCCTTGAAGCCGCAAAGGCAGCGAACAAGGGTACAGGTAAGCTGGGCGCGCTGACTGCCAAAGACCGGCCCGAGTTCGCGACCGACAAGAGCCTGTTCACAGAGCAAGAAGAGATTCTCTCCCGATCCCCAAAGGTCCGGGAAATGATGGGCGAGATCACGGACCCCTTGGCGCGCTTTACCCGTACCACCGAAGACGTGACGCGCGCGTTTGTGGCTGAGGAGTTCTACGGTTCCCTGCCGCGGCTGGGCCTCGAGCGCAGCCTCATGGACGGGGTGGCCGAGATCAACGCGGGCGGGCGCCCTGCAGTTGTGTCCGTACCAGATCTGCGGGCCATGACAGACGAGCAATATGCGGAGGCCATGCGTCCGTTCTCCCGCGAGTCGGCCGAAATCAACGCCGAGCAAGCCCGGCTCAGGCCTGGGATGGGCACCGCACCTCGGCCCTCGGTTGACCGCCTGACGCGCGAGCAGCTGGTTGAACAGTACGAGCAGCGCTTGCGTAATTCTGGGTACATCAAGCTGGGCGAGGCTGACGCGACAGACGTCTTCGGCGGCCTGTACGGTTCCGCTTCCGGCAAGTACGTGTCTCCAGAGACCTACCGAGCAATCACGCAGCCGCTGCGCTTGTCCCACGGGTTTCTAAGCGAGGTCCTCGGTTCTCTGTCAGGCCTGCGCAACTTTACGCAGAAGATGACCATCGTCCCCAACCCAGCGGCACAGGTACGGGGCATCCTCGGCAACGTGGGGTTTTTGGGCGGCAACGCCAACTTGCCCACCGGCGGCGACGTTACCGACCTGCTCTACACTTTTGTGGCCAACATGAAAGAACTGGACGACGCAGGCCTCGAGAGGCTTGCGCGGAAGCTTACCGTGTCCGGGGCCGGCGAAACCAACCTCGTGATCCGAGCGTTGGACGAGTACAAGAAAGCGGCGGACGACCTGACCTTCTCCGGTCGCATGAACAAAATGCTGGACAATGCCGAAGGCCTCATCCCTTTCATGCGAAGCTTCGAGGCTTTTTACACAAACACTGACACCTTCTTCAAAGGCGCTGCTCTGCTGGCGGAAGAGGCCAAGCTTGCAAACGGGATCTCTCGGGTTCCAGGCCTGAGCGAGTTCGACCCACGCTTGATCCAATCGTTTATGGACAACGGCCTGCTCCTTCGGCCTGTTAGCCAGACAGCCGGGGAACTTTCCCCGCTCGAGATGATGGCCGCAGAAGTTGTTAAAGAGACGATGCCGATCTACCCACGGGTGGTGAAGGCAGTGCGTGCGCTTGACGCTATTCCTGTCATCGGTAACTTCACCTCATTCGCCTCCGAAAACATCCGTAACAGCATCGGCACCGTCATGCGCGGGATCCGAGAGGCAGGCTACGAGGCCGGGCCGGCGCTTCGCCAGCAGTACGGCGACGCAGCCATAGACCAGTACGAGCAGTACATGCGCGCGCAAGGCGTGCAGCGCCTCATGGCCTACACAACCATGGCCTATGTGATACCGAAGACGATGGTCAAGATGTCGATGCAGGCAACCAACACGACTCCGGGCCAGATGGAAGCCCTGTACGAGGTCAACCCTCCGTATGTCGACGGGCACGACCTTGTGATTCTGGAGAACAATCGAGACAAAAAGTACATCGATTTTGTCGATCTGAGTTACGTCATGCCGTACGCTTTCATGTCCGACGCTGCTCAGGCCGCGATTCGGGAGTACCAAGAGAAGGGCCGCGCAGATGCGAGCACTCTCGACGCTGCGTCAGCAGGCGTGTGGCGCGGTTTTCAGGTGTTCATCGACCCCTTCGCTTCCGAAACCATGTTCTTCGAGCGTCTGCGCAACGTCCTCCCCGCAGAGGGAACCTTGGTAGGCCGCGGTGGTGTGAGTGCCACTGGCGCGGAAATCTACGGGCCAAACCAGAGCATGGCGGACAAGGCCACGGCATCGTTCAACCACCTGATGTTTGGTTTTGTGCCGAACGTCGCCACGATGCTGAAAGAAGAGCGCAACGGTGAGTTGCGGGACGGCCGGTTGCTGCGGGCATATACGGGTGGTCCAGACCGACAGGGCGAGACCACAAACCCGGCCAAGGAGATCGCCCGACTGGTGACAGGCTTTACACCTATGCGCCTGAACATGCGGACCGATGCTCAATACGCGGGCTCCGAGTACCTGCCACTGCGGACGGACTCTCGGACCCGAGCCCTGCGCGGGTTGAAAGACGCTGCGGCCACGCCTGAGACCGTCGTCGCGGACTGGGGCGCATACCTCGACGAGCTTTACCGGGCGCAGAGCCAGCTGTTCCGCAAGGTTGAGTCGTTTCGGACCTTGGGCATGGACGACAACGAGATCCGGTACTCGCTCATCAAGCAGGCTGGGATAGGTCGGGGCGAAGCCAACTCGATTATGGACGGCCGTTTTGACCCCACATCAGTCTCGTCCGACACGTCGGCAGAAATCCGAAACCAGCTCAACCGAGAGGGCCGCACCCGCCTGCTCGAGGAGATCAACTTTGGGCAGCTGAACGACATGACTTCGGCGCGGAAAGACGAGCCCTTGCGCACGGCGCCCGAACAGCGGCCCGAGGTCCTCGGTCCTCGGCCCTCCAGTACGCCGTCTGCACCTCCTCCAGGCTTTCGTCCCGCGGCTCCCGAGCCTGTGGCGCCTCCGACTGCGCCTCCCGGTTTTCGCCCTGTCGCCCCGGTTAACCCCTTCATGCAGACCCCAGCTGTCCCGCAAGCGCCAGCTGCTCGGCCCATGCAACAGGGCGCGGTTAACCCTGCGCTGCTGGGCGATAACCCAGCAGATCAAGCGGCCAATATGGCGATCGCGCAGAGTTTGGGGCAGGCCTAGAAGTCGACGTCCACAGACATGCTGACACCGTTGCCTCCGAAGAGCTTGACCAGCTCATCGCAGTAGGCGGCGGTCTCCTCAAGGGTCTCGTTGTCTTCCGCCAAAGAGGCAAGGTTCAAGGCGATCCCGATCAGCTCGGTCAACGCCTCAACCTGCATGGGGTGCATGTCTTTGAAACCCATCGATTTAAAACTATTGATCATCCGACTTCTCCCCAGTTGGCGCCCATCTCCGCGTCTACTTTTGACGGGACTTTCAACACGTCGGAAAGGCCTGTCTCCATAATCTCTTGAATGCGGGCGGCCTGCTCCGAACTCTGTACCGAAAAGCATAGCTCATCGTGGACCGTGAGCATAGGCAGAAGGCCCTCTGCGTAACAATCCGCCATCGCTTTTTTGGTTTGGTCGGCCGCCGATCCTTGGATTAGTTTGTTTAAGGCCTTGTAAGTAAAGGCTCTTGTGAGTGGCTGACCATACTCCTGCATGGCCTCCTCAAAGGGGAGCGGCTGTTTGTAGCCGAAGGTCCGTGGCTCCCAGAGGTGGAAATTGCAGCGCCGGCCGAGCAGGGTACGGATAACCCCGTGCTTGGCTGCCTGCTGCATGGCGAGATCGGCCAGCCCTTTAACGAAGGGCACCTTCTCGTGGTGTGTGGACAGGAGTGCACCCGCATCTTCTTCGGCGATACCAAGCTGTCCGGCGAGCTTGGCCTTGCCCATGCCGTACATGATCCCGAGGTTGACGACCTTGGCTTCCTTCCGCGTGATGCCTGCGAAGTCGGCGACCATCTGGTGGAGGTCGACGTCTCCCTCGTTGTAGGCTTTGACGACGTCGTCGATCATGTCGTGGCGGTTCGGGCCTCTGATGCTGGCAGCGAAGTGCACCAGCAAACGCGGCTCCTGTGAGGAGTAGTCGAACGACCCCCATTGTGTCCCATCCTCGGGGATAAACAGGCCGCGGATGACCTTCTTGATCTCTGGGTCTCGTGCCGGAATCTGCTGCAGGTTTGGATTTGAAGAAGAGTTGTGGTGGATCAGTCCGTGGGCGACATAGCTGTGGTCGGCTTCGACCTCGATGTCCCAGACCTGTGCAACTCCCAAAGGCTCAATTTTCTCAACGGTGACCGAGCGTGCAGTGAGCGATGCCCCTCCGGTGTCACCAATGCGAGGTTGTGCGGCGAGTTGTCCTCTCGGTTCTCGTTGATGTGGTGAACATTCATACCCTCGGGCACCTCGGTCAAGCCAAGCATCTGAGCCATTACCACCTGATGCTCGTAGACGTGCTTCGACAAAGGTCTCCCCGTGTACCAACTCGGCTTGAGCACCAGAATGTAGCCGTACGGGTCGCAGAACAGCCGCCCTTTGTAGTTGGGGTGCAAGCCACCGGTTTTCCCCGACATTCCGTTTCTTGCGCCAAGCTTGGACCGAGAGTACCGAAGGGCCTTCTCTTCCCTCATCTGCTCCTCTGTAAGAGCTGTGTTGACTATGGCTCGTGCGGAGTGAAATGTTATCCCATGCTTCGCACCCACCTCCTTGAGGCTCGGCTTGTCTTTGGAAAGGTACGACTCTACCACTGCTCGGCAAAGCTCCTCGTTCGCTAAGTCCCTCTTGGATATCGACACCACAAATCTCCTGTCCAATGACCAGGTCACCGACCTTCGTCCACCCCGAGGCTGTCATCACACGATGATTACGGGTACATTTAACTACACTACCACAAGATGCCCGTAGCGCAACCATTTCTTCCTCGCCCTTATAAATCAAATGACGAATAGGCTGCAGCCTCCCTCGGTGCGTCAAGGCCATGTCTTGGCGAGGCTTGATGTCAATGATGGGGACGGGCCCACGCTGTGTTTCGATCAGGGTGTCTTCCGAAACACAGAATCGCCCTGTCACCGTGCCCCCATCATCGCTGCGGAGCTGGTGAAATTCTGTGTGGATACGACCCTTGTGCTCGTGGCGCAGGATCGAGTCAATGAACGTGCTGTCGGCCTTGTCCACTTCCCGCAGGCTCACGATCATCTTGGCTACAGGGTGATCGTGAGCCGACAGCCACTGCTTTGTGAACGATGGCGCGCCGCCCTTGCGGAACATATCCGTCTGCTCGCTTTTGCTCGTTGGATAGCCCAGGCCCAGCGAGTCGAAGACTGAGGCCACGGAGGCCGCGGCCCACGGCTCCACCCGTATACCTGTCAGGCGGTGAATCTCGTCTTTGAGCTCAAGGCCTCTACGCTTGAACACGCGCTTTGCTTGCTCGGCTTTACTTACGTCAACCCGCACACCTGCCTGCCGCATGTCGCACATCATCGGGATCAGGCTGGTCTCGAGGTTCCAGATGTTCCAGAGGTCGTGCTCGTCGAGCTCCAGCTTCAGGCGCTCCCACAGGCGTAGGGTCATGCCGGCATCCTGCTCGGCGTAGCGGCCCACAAATACTGGCGGGAGCTTGTACATCTCAGCCTTGGGGTCCAAGCCCCACTCGGCCGCAGCCACCCGCAGGAGCTTCTCGTTCTTCCGCTCCGCCAGATAGTCCCGCCCGAGGTTATTTAGGCTGTACGAAAACCGGTTCTCGTTTACAATGGCGCCGGTGATCATCGTGTCAATGATCCGGCCTTGAACGTTAACCCCTTCCGCGCGCAGCCAGCCCAAATCGTAGGTGGCGTTGTGCATGATCTTGTCGATGTGCGGTGTGGCCATCTGCGCCTTCAACCACTTCATCGTCATCTTTGGATCAAGGTTGTGGCCGTTTGCGTGACGGATCGGGAAGTACCCTTCCCAGTCGCCCGCGGCTACAGCAATGCCGACGATGAATCCATCGTTCCGCGCCCAGCCGGGCCCAAGCGTCGTCAGGTGCGGGTCGCAGGTCTCGAGGTCAACCGCAATCTGCTTGTACTGCCGAAGGTCTGGGTACTCGGTTGGGATGTTCCACGCCAGTTCAGGCGGCTCGTTCATCTGGGCCGCAATGACCTGATCCTTGTCTAGTGCATTACCCTGCATTACTTCGCATCCTCCGCGCTGAGCCGATTGTCGTTGAGCATCCCATGCTTCTGAGCATCCATCAGAATGGTCATGCAGGCCGCGACATGCGCGAGGTGCGACACGCCGCTCTCTGGGTCCAAATCCTCACCATCAAACCAAGCGGACAGGTGCCGCCACGCGGCGTCATAGTAGACGGTGGCAGAAACCTGGTGCAGTCGCCAGTTGTACCGGCCATACTTCCTTGCCCCAAGCTCAAAGACTTTGCCCATCTCTGATATACCGACAGTCGGCGTGGTGCTGATCTTAGGCTTTGCCTCCCCGAGGGCAGTTTTGGGGTTGTCGTCTGGATACCCAGTGCCGGCGGCAGCGTAGAGGATGTCTTCGTCTTCCACTTCCTGCTGGATCGTTTTCATAAGTAGTACCTGTATTTCTTGTCTGACTCGAGTAAGTATAGGTTGTCCTTGGTCCGAGTGACAGCGACATAAAGAGCGCGCCACTCGTCGTCGGGGTACTTGGTATTGACGCAGGACCAAGTGGATCCAAGGTACACGATGCAGTTGCTGTCCTCCCCGCCCTTCATAGCGTGGAAAGTACTGACCTTGATCCTCGGCTCTTGGCTTAGATCCTCGCCCCGAGAAACCAGCGCACGGATGTAGCGGGCCTCGTCGTTGCTGACGCGGAGCACGTCGTGGACATGCTTGTCCTGCGGGCCCAGCCAGCCGTAGTGCGCAACCAAGTCGTCGTACCCCAGCTCTGCCTCGGGGTCGGCCGCGTCCAGCAGCTTGGTGGCACCTCGGCGGACGAGCGCATCTTCTCCGGTCTTGGGCACTGACCCGTACAAATCCCGTACAAACCTTAGACCCACTGTACCGCCCGATGACAGGGTCTTCCACGTGCTCATGTTCTGGAGCATCTTGGGGCTGACTGACGGCGATCCTTTCACGCTGTAGTAGTGCCCCATTTTCTCCAGCCTGTCGGCTATCTCGTAACAAAACGAGTTGACCCTTGCCATGATAGTCCATGACCCTCGGTCCATGGACACATCGCCCAAGCGCATAAGGGTCTGGACCGAGCCCTCTTCGTCCCGAGGATGGAAGGCCTTTGGAATCCGGTTCTCGATCTTTGCCGTGATGCTCTGAGCAAGGCGCCACACTGCGCGAGGCAGGCGGTAGGATTGTGACAGCACCTCGATGTTCTCGGAGCATTTCAGGAACTGGCTCACCTCCACCCCAGCCCAGCGGTGCACGGCTTGGTCGTCGTCCCCCGCGATCACCACGGCTTTGGACGTCGCGGCCATGTGCCGGACCATGGTCCATTGCAGTGGGGTCAGATCCTGGGCCTCGTCAACAATAAGTAGGTCAAGGTAAACAGGGTCAGCCATAGCTGGGTAGAGCCCGATCATGTCGGCGAAGTCCTGCTTGCCCATCTTGGCCTTGTACTTTTCGTTCTGCTCGTGGACCTGTACCATCTTCGGGTAGCTGAGCGAGTAGTCTTCGATGTCGTTGTACTCCCGCTCGAGCGAGACCTCACGGTAGCGGGCGCGCATCACGCTCTGCATGTACTTGGCCCCGCTGCCACCGATCGTGGGTAGCACAATGCCGTCATGCACAGAGGTGCGGTCCGCGCCGCGGAACTCAATCCCAAGCAGATCTCCCAGCGATTTGTAGTCATCCCGGGACATGACATCTGTCCGCTGCAGGCCCAGCGCGTGGTAGCCCGTGGCGTGCAGCGTACGGAAGTGGGGCAGCTGCTTAGGCTCGAGGTTGAACTCTGCACAGGCCCTGTCCAGAGCCTCCTTGATGGCCTTGGTGGTGAATGACACGAACCCTATGCGGGACGGATGCACACCACTTGCCAGAGCCTCCCTGACGGTCTCAATCAGCTTGTGTGTCTTGCCGCAGCCGGGCGGCCCAAGGATCAAGCGGCTATTCGGGATTGGGTGCATTTCTCTTCTCCTCTATCCATTTTTGAATGTCTTCTTCCATCCATCTTGCGGCCACACGCTTTCGATCCTCGCCCCCGAGCTTGATCGGGGCAGGGAACCGGCCTTCGGCCGACCACTTGTAGATCGCGGACTGAGAGACGCCGAGCCATTGCGCCACCTCTTTGATCCGCAGAAGCTTAGAATGGGACGTCATTTTCAATATCCTTCACATCGAGGTCTAGGTCTTCGTCTTCAAATTCTGGAACCCACCACACGCGCATGTTGGTCCGCTTGTCACCTTCTCTGTAGTAATTCTTGATGGTGGTGCAGCTGTCTGTCCCGTTGATCGCTTTCAGGTGCTCTTGGATCTCGCCCCTGCTGCGGTAGTTGAAATGCCGCTGCCGCAGGAACTCCTCAAGCCCTGCCATCGTGAACATCGTGCGTCCGTTCTCGGTCCACGGCTTGCCCATCTTGAGCTCGGCAGGCTCCATGGCCCTGATCCGGCTGGTGCAGAACTGGCGCAGCACCTCCTTGAACTGGCCGCGCACGGTCAGCTCTTCGGGGGCCTCGAGCCGCGTCGCATCCCGCAGCATCTGCGCGATCTTGCCTTGGTAGTCCTGCTCCTTGATCTTGGGCGGCATGACCGTGGACTGCTCCATCACGACACGCTGCCAAAGGTGCTGGCTCTGGAGCTCCTCGGTGCTCAGCTGGATGCGGTGGCCGTCGACATCCATGAAATAGAGACGCGGCTCCGACATCAGGATGGTTAGGCCACCCAAGTTGGGCATGTTGGGCACGCTGCTGCCGATCCCATGCGGCCGGGTTCGGCAGAGCTGCACATCGCAGTGGCTCCGGAACGGCTCGTCCTTGCAGGTGTAGCTGTATTCCTTCCTGTTCAATGACTTCTGGACGCCGTTGACCTCACTCGCCTGCAGCGGATCCGTGAACAGGCGGCGGTTCATGTCCTCCATCTCCTTGACCCAGTCGTCAGGAGTCTTCATCCGGCAGTAGACCCCGCAGAAAAACAAGGTTTTGTTGCGGTCGCTCGAGACTGGGCCGTCGGCAAACAGGTGCTCCAGGCAGGGTGGCCCGTCGGTAAAGTACTTGCGCTTGCCGGAGAGCTGCAGGCTCTCGAGCTGCGCCAAGGTCGCTCGCTTGGCCTCGACGGCGTCCAAGAACTCGGCCAGCTCCATCGCTTCGCCCTTCTCGTTGAAGGCGTAGCGCATAGTCATTTCGGCGTTCTGGTAGGGCATGTTAATAAAGTTGCCCACATCCCCTCGGTCAGACAAGATTGTGTCTTGCTTGGGGAACACCTCGCACCCACTATGGCCCAGCGCAATCGAGAACTCTGTCAGAAACTCGCGCACATCCTTGGCGTCGTAGAACTGATCAAGGAACAGGTAGAGATGTGCGCCGCCAGACTTGGTCCGGCAATGCACGAAGGGAAGCTTGAGCTTCTGGATCTTATCTTGCAGGGCCTTGTGGTCGAGGTCGTAGACATCGATGTCCAGCGCGCCCCACTTGCACTGGTTTTCGGCGTTGATAGGGATGGCGCCTACGCCGAGGCCGCCGCTTAGGTGAGCCTCGATTTTAGCTAAATTCAGCGGCTCCCGTACAATACGGCTGTCCGCTTCTGCCTTCCCTGTGCGCCCGGTTCTTCCGACTTTCGTCGTGCCGTGGGCAACCTTCGAACCCTCGAAGGCAGCCAGCATTCTTGCTGCGTCTGACATTGTTTACTCCAAGTGAAAAAGGGGCGCCCTGATTGGGAGGAGGAAGGGCGCCCCGAGGCTACTCAAAACTACGACTTAGAACGGGATGTCCGAGTCGTAGTTCTTGGATGCGCCGCCTGTATCAGACTGGGCTTCCGGAGCAGCTTTCACTTCGCCAGCCATGACAGAGTCACGGAAGGCTTTGCCTTCGAGGAGCAGGTCACGGCTTGTTACCAAACCGACCTTCTCCACTTGGTAGTTGTTCCACGAACCTTGGTCATTGGACTCCTCAGTCGTGGACAGCTTCCACTGGGTTGCGAACACAGCAGGGGTGATCGACGTCCCAGACGCGGGGTGCCGCACCTTCTGCATCGCGATCTGCGTCTTCCAGCGCCGGCTCACCTTGAGCTGCGTGGACTTCATGTCGATCACTGCAGGCTGGTACGAACCGTCATCGCCCAAGACCAAGCAGAAGTGCTGGTCAGACTTCACCAGCTCGTTGCCGCTTGGCAGCATCTCCTTGGATCCGTTGCGCGTGGTCTGCTGCAAGACCGAGCTGTTGGCAGGGATTTCGCCCTTGAACCCGCCGCCCATGTCCCGAGGCACGAACTCCAAGTACTTGGTGGTCTGGAAGCAGGGGATCACAGTGACACCCTCCTCGCCGGACCAGTGCTCGCCTGTCACGGTGTTGAACAGGTCGCCCTGTGCCGCACCCTCGATGTACTCCGGCTTCTTCTTGTTGAGCTGGGGAGACAGAGCCTGTAGCACACGGATGAACGGGATCTGCATCTCCGAGCTGTCGAAGGCAGCGCCCTCTCCAGCCATGTCAAAGATGTCGTCCAATACGTCCGCCGATACTGCGGTCTCTTTTGCGGTTGTGACTGCGGTGCTCATTTTGCTTTCCTTTTAATCTCGTCATCCTGACGCTTCATGTCTCGTTCGATCCATTCGTCCTCGATCTGCTGATCAATCCAGCGATCTTCGCACTCTTGCTCAAACTTATCGGGGTCCTCACGAGCGTCAGACTCTCCCTGCTCCATCTCTTCCTGCCCCATCTGCCATCTCTTAACGGCGCCCATCGATCATCTCCTGCACTGTAAGTGGGTCAAACTTGATGGCGTACTTTCGACCATCACAGTTGCAATCCTCCGCATGGGCCTTCTTAGGCACGTAGTGGTAGCCAGCCTTGTGACCAGATAACAACTTTTCCAATATCTCAAAACTTGTCATGACTTCCTCTTGATTTCTGCTGCGTTTGCAACGAATGCCCCGAACATGTCGAGGTCGATTGGCTTACCGTTTTCGATACGCTCTTTGACGAAGGCCTTGAGCGTAGCAGGGTGAATGTGGGTCTTGGTCTCAGGGTCGAAGCCTTGGTCTTTCAACAGGCCGACAGCGTGGCCAGCACGATTGTCTTCACCTTTTCCAAAGCTTACCACCACGTCGTTCTTGATGATGTCATCAAGGTTGTTGGCACGCAGCCAAGCATAGACATCCTCACGACGGTCGACAGGGATCGACGCGTGGATCATCATCTTTCTGGAAACGGTAACGCCGTCGACATCCAAACGCTCGACACCCATCTCGTCCATGAGACCGGGGATGAGTTCGACAGAAAGCTTCTGCTTCTCTGCCTTCAGGCTTTTGACGTGGAGCTCTGCGTCCTGGATCTGCTGCTCGACGCGCTTCAATGCTCGTACAAGATCGCTGAGGTTTTTGCCGGTCGCTGTGTCGACGCTGTTCAACGCACCGGCGGTGTCGAACATGTCCTCGAATATGTCGTCCATAAGTTTGTCCTCTTCAGGGGTTGATCGGTGACACACGATGTGTCATCCATACGGTGGACTGTATTGGAGGTATGTAATGACTGTCAACTACAATTTTAAGCTCGAACCATTTGAGCATCAGAAACAAGCACTCACTGCCGCGGGTAGTCGGCCGGAGTTTGGGTTCTTCATGGAGATGGGTACAGGCAAATCAAAAGTACTATTAGATAATATCGGGCAGCTGTACCTAGAGGGGCTGGTGAACTTCGCCCTGATCATTGCACCCAAAGGCGTGTACCGCAACTGGGTCACAAAGGAAATCCCCGAGCACATGTCCGACGATGTACCCCATCGGGTTATACGCTGGGTGGCAAATGCCAATAAGGCGCAGACAAAAGAGCTCAAGTCAGTGGCCGACCAGTTCGACGGCCTGACCATCTTTGTCATGAACGTCGAAGCTTTCTCCTCGCTCAAGGGCCAGCAGGCAGGCAAATGGCTTGCAACTAAATTCGGTGCGCACGGCCTGATCGGCATCGACGAATCGACCACGATCAAGAACCACAAAGCCAAGCGCACAAAGGCGCTGATGAAGATAGCCGCAGGCTTCGCCTTCCGGCGCCTGCTGACAGGGTCGCCCGTGACCAAATCACCGCTGGATCTGTACGGTCAGACCGAGTTCCTCCGCCCTGGGCTCTTGGGTTTCGACAGCTTCTACGCCTTCCAAGGGCGCTACGCTGTGTTGAACAACCGCAAGATGGGTGCCAAGACCTTCCAACAGATCGTGGGCTACCGCAACCTCGAGGAGTTGACTTGGCGCGTGGATCAGTTCTCCTTCCGCGTGTTAAAGAAGGACTGCCTTGACCTGCCCGAGAGGACCTACACGGCGCGCTACGTCACGCTGACGCCCGAGCAGGCGAAGATGTACGAGTCGATCCAGAACCAAGCCCTGCACATGTTTGAGGACGGCCAGATGGTCACCGCACCGGCTGTGATCACGCAGCTCCTCCGGCTGCAGCAGGTGATGTCAGGGCATCTGAAGACAGACGACGGGGACATCAAGACCTTTCCTTCCACGCGAATGGATGCGCTTGCAGACATCTTAGACGAGCATGACGGGAAATCGATAATCTGGTCACGCTTTCGATACGACATCGTCAATATCGTAGAGATGCTGAACAAAAGATACGGCGAAGGCAGCGCTGCTGCGTACTACGGCGACACGTCAGACGACCAGCGCAACTGGATCGTCGGAGAGTTTCAGAAGCCGGGATCACGATTGCGTTACTTCGTCGGCAATCCGGCGACCGCAGGGTACGGCTTGACGCTGACCGAGGCCGACCTTGTGGTGTACTACAGTAACTCGTTTGACCTAGAGCATAGACTTCAGTCACAGGATCGTGTACACAGGATTGGGCAACGTAACCCTGTGACGTATATCGACCTGATCACTGAGAACTCTATCGATGAAAGAATCGTGGAGGCACTTCGCAATAAGATCGACATCGGAGCACAGGTCCTTGGAGAAAAGGCGCAGGAATGGCTGAAACTAAAACCGTCCAAAGGGTGACCGCGGAGGAGTTGAGAGAGCTCCTCGAGTACGACCCTTTAACAGGGCAGCTGTGGTGGAAACCGCGGCCCCTAAAATACTTTGAAGACCGCGGCGGCAGGTACACAGCCCGACGCAGCAAACGAATTTTTGACACGACCTACGCCGGTACTTTGGCTCTGAACTGCCTTAACCAATCGGGTTACCTGAGGGGGAATCTTTTTGGTCGTTTGATGCTGGCACACAGAGCTGCGTACATAATTACGACAGGGCATCCGCTTGTCACGTCGCAGCAGATCGATCACGTAAATGGCGTTCGGTCTGACAATAGGTGGGCTAACTTACGCTTGGCCACCAATACCCAAAACCAACACAACAGTAAGTCAGCTAAAGGGTCGTCGTCAGAGTTTGTTGGGGTAGCTTGGGACCGATTTGCGAATAAATGGTGCGCTTACATTAGTCCTGAGAACAGGAAGGTGCACTTAGGGTACTTCGAGACAGAGATTGACGCGGCCATTAGCCGAGATAAGGCCGCAATAGAAATGTTCGGAGAGTACGCAAGGTTGAACGTTTTGACTGCGGAGAGGAAGCAGGAGAATGGCTAAACCTAAAGCCGAGCCGCCAGTAGATCCATACAGCCCAGAGGTGATCGAGCTGATGATCGAGGTCAGGACAGGCTGGCGCAATATGACCAACGGCATCCGAGACCTGCAGCAGTTGACTGGGCTCGAGCCCGACATCTGCAGGGTGCTGTTCGAAATGAACAAGAGCCTGACCGTCCCCCAGATCCGAGGCTACTCGAAGATGCCCGCGCAACTGGTTGAAGGAAAAAGAAAAAAGGCGACCCGAAGGTCGCCCAGTTAGGGAGGTAGGCAAACAAAGCAGGCGGTGCTTTGTAGCACCGCCCTTGTATCACGGAACGATACGCATGGGAACACTTATGATAGTGCTAGTGCGTGGTCGTCACCTGTTTTCTTTTCTCCATCAGACTGCGCTGAACGCTACCGGCCTTGTTGGACAGGTGCTCGAGATAGCCCTCCACATTCTCCAATCCGACGTAAGTCCCGATCAGGAAAAAGATCACGGCCTCGAACTCTTCCTCCTCCATCTGCTTCGGCAGGTTGTTCAGCGCCTCTAAGATTCTCATCTGCTCCTCGGTCATGATTCCACCTCGACAAAGCGGCTGATGTCTTTTGCCCAGAGGCAGAAGGATGGACGCTGCTGGTCCGCCCGAGCGTAGACATCGGCCCGCGCAACTCGCTCCTGCTTGAGCAGGCGGTTCAGCGCGTTGCCTGCCGTCGTGCTGTCCACGGATACCATGTCAGCGATCTCAGAGGTGGTGTGGTATGCACCTGCGTCCTTGCCTATGGCAGCAGCGATGCGATCGTCGATCGACGCCGGCACTGGCTCTTCTTCCGGCTCGCCCACGGGAGCAATGTGGATCGCGAACCACGGTGTCCTGTCGCCGTGCTGGTGGTTGGGGATGAGGGTGGCGATGGAGCTGTCACCAATGCTCATGTTCGCGCGCTTGGTTACGGTCGCAGGGATAAACACCTGCTCCCCGTTATCGCTGCGCAGCCCAAAGGCAGTGCCGGTGTCCAGCATGTTGGTACAGAAGATGGATACGTTTTCAGATTGCATGTTGCAGTTCCTATTGTTGAGGTTGGATAATATCGAGAAGTGCGAGGCACTCCTGTAGGTCATGGTATAGTTGGCCACGGTTCTTGGCTGCGTCAAGCTTGAGGATCTCCAGCTTGCGGCGCAGGCGGTGGATTACTGGTGCTTGGGCCTCGGCCCTCGCTTCTAGGTCCTCGGCGTAGGCCTCCGCCTCCTTGGCGTCCCGCACAGCGGCTTCGTAGCGCTCTTTGTAGTCGATGGGCGTGCCCTCAGGCAGTTTCCACTTGGTCATTGGTTTGTGCTTTCTGCGTGCGCGTCGCGCATTATTTCGGTGATGTATTCGGCCACGGATTCGCAGCCCATTTTGTCTGTTTCCCTAGCTTGTTCACGGTTCTTGTTCCTTTCTGTTGTCATTGCCCCTAAAAAGGGCCTCGTTCTGAGGTAGATACTTCTCGTAATCGGCTCCGAACATGATCTCTAAGCTAGGAAAGAGGAGGTTCGCGAGGTCTATTTTAGTAGGGTTATTCTTCGCACAGAAATAATACACAGCGTTATGGTGTCTGCGCGCCCAATTGGGATTGTCTGGGGGTTTTGCTGCGAACGCTGCGCGGACGGATTCGTCCCAACCTTTTATGAGCGGGTAATTTTTGTGGAAGTTCAGGTGTCGGATATGGCGGCGTTCTAAATCGCGGCACCTAGAGCCTGACAGCTCCATGATCGTCCCAATCTCTTTGTATGTTTTACCTTCTTTACGCAGTTGCATGATCTCCTCACCGCGTGCGCGCGCCAGCGTCTTGCGTTCCTCGCTCAATTCTTCCCACGTTCTTTTCGTTTTGCTCATAGCTCGTTCTCCTTATCATACTTTGCCCGCACCACGTCCGTCAGCCACTCTGCGAGGGTCTCGTACCCCTCGCGCTGGGCGTCGCCGATCAGCCATACCTTCTCTTCCTTTGACAGCGCCATCATCATGTCGCTGATGCGCCCCTGACGCATTCCGTTCCCTTTGACGAGATCAAGCACTGCTTGACGTGGGTTTGTCTTGGGCTTGGGTGGCAGCCAGTTGCGCTGCCGTGCTCGGGACACGCACCTCACGACCTGATCGTACGTCATGTTCAGCATCTGCGCGATCTCGACGTTGCGGTTGCCTGCGCGGCGCAGGACGGCGACTTGATTGATTTGTTCGTCTGTCATGGCCGTGCCACCGGGCGCAGGAACGGGATGCCTGTATCGCGGCAGTATGCGTCCACTTGCTGGCCCCACAGTTCTTCCAACGCCTCGACCATCGCAGGCATCTGATCGCAGACTGCGTGGGTCTTGCCCGTGATGTGACCGACTTCCATGCTGCCGATCGCGAAGATGATTATGTATAGTGAGGTCATGTTGTCTTTCCTTTCATAGCGTCCGCCAGTATCGCGGCGCGGGTTTCGGGGGTGTTCAGGGCGCGGCGCAATACATTGATATAATCTGCCGTGTGCGTTTCGTCTTTCCAATCTGGGCTGTCCCATCTGTCAATGACGGCCTGCGCCGCAAAAATGATGGCGTCAACAAAATCGGCGCGAATGTATTCAACGCCGCCATCGTAGTCGTCAAGCGTTTCCCAAGCTTGTATCCGTTCCGGTGCGTCAGTCATGGGCGCTCGGCCCTCGGGTAGTTTCCATTTGGTCATCCACGCATCCCCTCTGCATCGTCCAGCGCGCCAGCCTTGTACTGGCACCAGTCCGGCGTCATCAT